CCGTCTCTTAGAGACTCAGTTGCGTGTTGGTACAGCAGACAATGACATCAACGCTATCGTAAACAACGGTTCGATCCCAGAAGGTTATACAGTTAATAACTACCTGACCGATTCCAATGCTTACTTCCTCTGTACTGATGTTCCTAATGGCATGAAGCACTTTATTCGTTCCCCATTAGCAAACAGCATGGACGGAGACTTCGATACTGGTAACGTCCGTTACAAGTCTCGTGAGCGTTATTCCTTTGGATTCTCGGATCCACTAGGAATGTTTGGTTCGCCAGGCGCATAAAGAAGAGGGGAGCCAAAAACTCCCCTTTTTGTTTTATTTGTAGTAAGATTTACAAAACTGGGAAACCAGCTTATTAAACTGCCCCAGCAGACGCATACACGATTAATAGGCTTACTTTGTATGGAGAATTAAAATGGCACGTACCACATTCCAAGGTCCAATTCGTTCATTGGGTGGCATTTATCAACAAGGTCCAGCTACTATTGTTGAAATTACAACCAGCACTACCCTAAGCCCAGAGGCTCATGGTGGACGTATTATTTCCGTAGGTGGTTCTTTAGCAGCTGCTTTAACTTTAACTTTACCAACCATTAACGCATCTGCAAACCCAACCACTTCCGGTCCTGGTCAAGATCCAAGCACCGCCAACAATGAAGGCGTTGTGTACACAATCTGGGTTCCAACCACAATCTCTACTTCTTCTTTGAAGATTGGTACGGACGGCACAGACAAGTATGTAGGCGCTATATTGTCTATTGACACCGACACTTCTGGCGCAGCCGTTGGCTTCGTTGCTGGTGCAACTGATGACTTTATTAACTTTAACGGTACAACCACTGGTGGAGTTGCGGGTACATTTGTACAGATCTACGCAATTGCTGCACTAAAGTATATGGTTACAGGTACAGTTCTAGGTTCTGGTACTGTTGCTACTCCGTTTGCTACTTCTTAATTAATCTGGCGGACTAGGGAAAACCCTAGTCTACTCAACATCTTAGGAGATTAATTATGGGTATGCAATATGATGTAAAACAAGGACACTTAAACGAAAGTGGTTTCTTTGTTCTTGGACGCAACCGTGTCAAGGCTGTTTCTTTCTTTGGTGGCGGTGGAACTTTAGTGTTATTTGACACAACTTCTGCTCCTGTATCTTCTAGTGTTACTTATGCACAAAGTGGTACAACCGTAACCGTAAGTAAAACATCTCATGGTCTAGTTACAGGTGATGTGGTTGGCATCCACTTTGACTCAAATACAGGCGTATCCGCAACGGACGGCAATTATTCTATTACTAGAGTGGATGCAAATTCGTTTACTTTGACTGACATTAACTCACGCACAATCACAAGCACTGCGGCTTTATATGTTAGCGGAGTTAATCGTTGGTTAATGACTTATGAAACACACGCAACAGATGAGTTCCAAAACGCTCCGCTTATTCCTGGCGAGGGTGTATTAGCACGAAATGGGATTTATGCGTATATGAGTGCCATAGATTCAGCGCAGATTTACTATGGCTAAGAAGACCCCCTCCCTATCTATTGGGCGTGGCGAAAAGTTACCAGTCTCGAAAGGGGCTGGGCTTACTGCCAAGGGTCGGGCTAAATATAATGCTGCTACTGGATCAAATCTCAAAGCTCCTCAACCCCAAGGCGGTGCAAGGAAGAAGTCATTCTGCGCCCGTATGTCTGGGATGCCAGGACCTATGAAAGATGAAAAAGGTAGACCAACCCGTAAAGCTGCGGCACTGAAGAGATGGAAATGTTAAATATGTTGGAACTTTGGACTGGTGGATTAACCATATTTGTGGCGTTAATTGGATACATCATGCATGAGAAGTTCAACGAACTAAAACGAATTGATATTTTATTAAATAAGACTCGTGAGGAGGTAGCACGTGATAACGTCACTAAAGCAGAAGTTGACCGCATTGTTGAACACATGGACGCAAGGTTTAACAAACTTGAAGACAAAATTGACCAACTTATTAAAAGGTGAGAAAAAATGAAAAAATTTCCAGATAAAAATAAAGACGGTAAAGTAACTAAAGCCGATGTTCTTATGGCTAAAGGAGTTATCCCTACCAAAAAAACAATGAAGAATGGCGGCATGGCTCACTCTGATATGGCTAAAGACAAGCCAATGATGAAGAAGGTCGCTGCTAAAGCCGTTAAAGGTCACGAGAAAAAGTTGCACGGCATGGCTAAAGGTGGTGGCATTGAGTCTAAGGGCAAAACCAAAGGCAAGATGATCGCTATGAAAAAAGGTGGTATGGGAAAGGCTTGCTAATAATGAAAACTAAAATGCGTAAATACGAAGCAGGCGGAGATGTTGTTGACGAAACCGGCATGTCTTTTGGAACTATAAAACGGAACACTGAGACCGGTGAACTGTACGATACAGAAGACAGTTTTAAGCCTGTCCCAAAATCAATGCCCGTAGCAGAAACTAAAGCTAAAACAGAATCAAAAGCTGAGCCAAAAAAAGAATCAAAAAAAGAAACAAAAGAAGAATCAAAAGCCGAATCAAAGAAAAGTGCTAAAGAGCAAGCAAAAGAAGTTATTAAACCTCCTAAACTTCCTGAGTCTTTTGAAAAAGCCGGTGGCGGTAAAGAACGGGCTAAAGCTAAAGTAGATTCAGGCACATTTAGTTTTAGTAAAATTGCTAAAAATTTACGTGAAAGAGCTGGCATTACTAGTTACAAATCGGGCGGCTCGGTATCCTCAGCTTCTAAACGGGCTGATGGTATTGCTCAACGTGGGAAGACTAGAGCGTAATGCCAATTGAGCCTGTAGACCCTTCTAAAAAGACTGGCAGTGGTGGGCAGGAGAAGTATCCAGCCAAGCCTAAGCACGGTCCTGGAAAGTTTGATGAAATCTTAAGTACAGCTGAGAAGGCTCAAAAGGCTAGATCTGAAATAAGCAGTATGGCTGAAAAAACTAGGGCTGAACCTCCTTATACTGGGAAAGCTTATTCTGATACCGGGCCAAGGACTGGACCAAACATTTCTGGAACATTTGGTCCTATAACAGATCTAATGGAGCGTAAAGCAAAGCCGTACAACAAAGCCAAAGGCGGGGTTATTAAGTCAGCTTCTAAAAGGGCAGATGGCATAGCAATTAGAGGAAGGACAAGAGCATGAGACCTAGTCGTGGTATGGGTGATATAAACCCTTCTAAGATGCCTAAAGGAGTTAAGAAAGCTCGTAGAGATGATACGGATTTTACGCAATACAAAGAGGGTGGTACGGTTAACAAAGCTGGTAACTATACGAAACCTGGTATGCGCAAGGCTTTATTTAACAGTATTAAAGCATCGGCTACTCATGGTACGGCGGCGGGTCAATGGTCTGCTAGGAAGGCACAACTCCTAGCTAAACGCTATAAAGAAAAAGGCGGAGGCTATAAGTGAAATGGTCAGACAAGCGCAAAAAGTCGATCAACTGCGACAGCCCAAAGGGGTTCTCGGAGAAGGCTCATTGCGCCAGCAAAAAGAAGATGGCAGGGGGTGGTTTAGCAAAATCACAGCAATCTTTAAAATCTTGGGGAGACCAAGACTGGCAGACCAAGTCGGGCAAGAAGTCATCCGAGACGGGCGAGAGATACCTGCCCAAGAAAGCAATACAAGCGTTAAGCCCAAGCGAGTACGCAGCAACGACACGGGCAAAACGGCAAGGAAAAGCACAGGGGAAACAGTTCGTGCCCCAGCCAGCAAAAGTAAAAGCAAAAGTAAAACCGTATAGGAAGATATGACTACTACAGGTACCACAGCTTTTAATCTGGATATGAACGACCTCATTGAGGAGGCGTTTGAGCGTTGTGGTTTAGAGCTTCGTACGGGATATGACTTTAAGACTGCAAGACGATCTTTAAACATTCTGACGATTGAATGGGCTAACCGAGGTATTAACCTATGGACGGTTGAGCAGGGTCAGATTGTACTGAACACACAGCAGGCTCTATATGCAGTGCCTGTAGATACTGTTGACATTTTGGACGCAGGTACCCGTACTGATAACGGCAGCCAGTCCAACCAGATAGATATTAATTTGACCCGTATTAGCGAACCTACGTACATGACGATCCCTAATAAAAACACTACGGGGCGTCCTATTCAGATGTGGTTTAACCGTCAAAACGGTGGGGTTGCAAGTGTGGCACAGACAACTTTAGTAGGCGGTATTAGCGCTGCAGACACCACAATTACGCTGGCAAGTGCAGCTAATCTTCCTACCCAGGGTTTTGTTAATATTGATAATGAGACAATTGCTTATCAAAACATCGTAGGTAATCAGATTCTAAATGCTTGGCGTGGGCAGAATGGTACTACAGCTGCAACGCATCTAACAGGCGCTAGTGTGTTTAATAACCAGCTTCCTTGTATTAATGTCTGGCCTACACCTAATGACCCCGGTAATCAATACACATTGGTGTATTACCGTATGCGCCGTATTCAGGATGCAGGTAGCGGTATTCGTACACAAGACATTCCATTCCGCTTTATCCCATGTATGGTAGCTGGATTGGCGTATTACCTTAGTATAAAGTTGTTCGGCGTTGATCCGGGGCGTATGCAGATGCTTAAAGTAGAGTATGAGCAGCAGTTCCAATTAGCAGCCGATGAAGATAGGGAAACAGCGTCAGTTCGTTTTGTTCCCCGTAACATGTTTTATAGTTAATCATGCCTAGTCAGTTTTCTTCTGGTAAGTATGCGATTGCCGAATGTGACCGATGCGGTCAGAGGTATAAGCTAAAAGAGCTTAAAAAGTTAGTTGTTAAGCAGCAAATAAAGAATATTTTGGTATGCCCTAGCTGTTGGGAACCAGATCAGCCACAGTTATCGTTGGGTATGTATCCAGTAAATGATCCACAGGCTGTTCGGAATCCGAGACCTGATGTAAGTTATCAAGTGTCAGGTGTGGGACCAGACGGATCACCTGAAGGTGGTAGTAGGGTGTTCCAATGGGGGTATAACCCAGTAGGCGGCTCTAGGGAGAATGATGATGGTTTAACGCCAAATTACTTGGTAATTGAAGTAGAAATAGGTACAGTATCGGTAACAACAACTTAAGGAGTTTAAAATGTTTAAAAAAAGCGCAGATGGAATTGCTAAAAAAGGCAAGACCGAAGGTACAAATTTAGGTGATAGTGGTCCTACAGTCTTGGGTATGAAAGCAAAGCCAAAAATGGGCGGTAAAGATCAAATGGTCATGAAAAAAATTGGACGTAATTTAGCAAAAGTTCAGAACCAAGGCATGATGCGTAAATCCGCAGGTAGGGGTCGATAATGGCTAACTATTCTAAAAAAGTAATGGGTAAAGAAGTTGGAGACGCTAAAGTCTATGCTCCTCCCCATACCATGAAAGGCAAGGCTATTTCTGCCAAGGGATTGACTTCTAAAGGTATGACTGGCGCAGAAGAAATGGCTAATATGAATATCTCGGTTGACGGGATTAGTAAAGGTAATGGCAAGCCCGTAAATCAGTACGGCAAGATTGAGATGCGTGGTGCTGGTGCGGCTACTAAAGGTCGTATGTCTAGTGGAAAAATGGGTTAAAGGTATACTTTAATGAACTATGTTCAACTTTACCAAGCAATACAAGATTATGTTGAAACTACTGAACAACTGTTCGTGGACAACATCTCTACGTTTGTTCGGCAAGCTGAACAACGCATTTACAACACCGTTCAGTTACCCCCACTGCGTAAGAACGTAACAGGTACATTAACAGCCAACAACAAGTATCTTTCTGCACCGCTTGACTACTTATCTACGTTTTCAATGGCAGTAATTAAGGCGGACGGTAGTTATGAGTACTTGCTTAACAAAGATGTTAACTTCATTCGGCAATCGTACCCGCAGCCAACCGATACGGGGGAGCCTAAGTACTACGCATTGTTTGGCTCTCAATACACACTTACGAACGAATTGTCTTTTATTCTTGGACCAACACCAGATAGTAGTTATAACGTAGAACTACACTATTTTTACTACCCTATATCTATTGTGCAAGGAGCTGTAACCTCTGGCACGATTACGCCAGGGTCTGGCTATATCAACAACTTGTACAGTAACGTGCCTATTACGGGTGGTTCTGGGTCGGGTGCTACGGCTAACATTACGGTGGCTGGCAACGTAGTTACGAACGTTCGCTTTAACAACCTAGGTAACTTTTACGTGGTTGGTGACGTAGTTTCTGCCGCTACAGCAAACCTTGGCGGTACAGGATCAGGCTTTCAGTTCACTATTACTGCAGTTGATAACACCCTTGGCACAAGCTGGGTTGGTGATAACTATGACCCATGCTTACTTTATGGTGCAATGCGGGAAGCTGTTATTTTCCAAAAGGGCGAGCAAGACATGGTTGCCTATTATGAAAAACAGTTCCAAGACGCACTGCAGCAGCTTAACCGTCTAGGTACTGGCCTTGAGCGTGGCGATGCGTATCGTGATGGGCAAGCTAAGATTAAGGTCAATCCATGATCCAGCAAGGCGCTACAACGATATTCAAAAAGAACTGCTTAAGCGGTTTAGAGAACTTTGCTGCTGGTACACCGTATACATATAAGATTGCGCTTTATACGGCACTTGCTGATTTATCCTACGAAACCTTAATTTATACGACAACCAATGAAATATCAGGCACAGGCTATACACCAGGGGGTAATACGCTGACTCGAATCGTTCCAGCCACTGATGAGCAGGTAGCTTACATATCGTTTCAAAACACTACTTGGAGCCCAGCGAGCTTTACTGCTAGAGGGGCCTTGATCTACAATAGCACTACAAATGCAGCGGTTGCGGTACTAGATTTTGGATCAGATAAAACGGCTACAAATACGTTTACTGTAACTTTCCCAACGGCGGATGCAGCAAACGCCATTATTAGATTGACTTAAGGAGTATTTATGAGTTCTGAAATAACAAAATTAGGCGACAGCTTTGGAGCTAATGCTTCTTATGGCGGTGGTTCTGCTGAGACTGTTGGGTTAGAAGGCGTGTATGTGGCTACTTGTTATGGCGCTGATGGCGTTGAAAAATGGTCTGACACTATTGAAAACCTGACTACCAACGTAGGTCGTAAGAACTTAATGGATTCTTACTTCGGTAATACAGGTGGCGGTGCCATCGTTATGGGATTAGGAGGCGCTAATGGTGCTAGTACGTTTACTCCTGCTTATGCTGATACTCAAGCTAGTCATGCTGGCTGGTTTGAAGTGGGCGGTGCTAATGCCCCAACCTACTCTGGAACTCGTAAAACCCCAAGTTTCTCAGCAGCAACAACAGCGAATCCATCCGTCCTGTCAACGAGTGCCGCTGTCGTGTTTAGCATGACTGGCTCTGGAACTGTATATGGCGCATTTATTAACGTAGGTGGATCTACAGCGATTGATAACACCACAGGCACTTTGTTTAGTATCGGTGCGTTTACGGCTGGTTCTAAAACGGTTACTTCTGGCGACACAATCAACGTCACGTATACACTCAGCGCTGCTGGCTAAGGGGGTTAAATGCCTCTCCAGTTAAAAGACAGAGTACTAGAAACTGCCAGTGCACCCGGCACGGGGACAGTCACTCTTCTTGGTGCTTCGCTTGGGTATCAGTCGTTTAATACTGCTTTAACTAGCGGGAATACGACTTATTACGCCATTGCTGATCTAGGTGGCGCTAACTGGGAAGTTGGTATTGGTACGTTTACTTCGCCAAACCAATTAGCTCGTAATACTATTTTAGAGTCTAGCGGTGGTGGTTCTATCGTTAACTTTAGTTCTGGCACACAGAACGTATTTATTACTTACCCCGCTGAAAAGTCGGTAAACCTTGATGCGTCTGATAACGTGTCCCCGCTTGGGACTATTGCTTCAGGAACTTGGAACGCCACTACAATTGGTGCGGTTTACGGCGGTACTGGTATTTCTAGTTATGCAGTGGGCGAAATGTTGTTTGCAAATACCACAACATCGCTTGATAAACTGCCAATTGGTGCTAACGGATACATCCTTACTTCAACTGGTACAGCGCCAAGTTGGGCAGCAAACACGGCAGCAACGGCGGACGATGCGTACTTTTTATCATTTATGATGGGTTAATATGCCAACTTATTCAAACAATTCGTATGCAGTAAAGAACGTCAGCACGTCTGGCTCAACTGCTATATCAAGCATTGCTTCTGGTACTGTTGCGGTCTCAAGCCTCATCTTAGCAAACACAGGCGCAAGCCCAATTACTGTTAGCGCTTATATCACTCGTAGTTCAGTGAACTACTACCTCGTCTATGTAGCTACTGTGCCTGTTGGTGGTTCTTTAGAAGTCATTCAAGGCAACCGTGTTGTGCTAAAGGCGAGTGATTCTTTAACTGTTGTTTCTGGTACAGCCACTTCTTGTGATGCGTTTGTTTCTGCTTTGACTGCGACCTAACATGGCATACATCGGAAATACTGTTGAGAACCAAGGCTTTACCCCAGCCATTGATTACTTCAATGGTAACGGCGTTACTGTAACGTTTACTCTATCACGCCCTATTGCTTCTGTAGCGCAGGTAATTGTTGCAATTGATAACGTTATCCAAAACCCAAGCTCAAGTTTTACCATAGCTGGTAATGCAATCACATTCTCCAGCGCTCCGCTATCTGGCACAAACAACATCTGGGTTGAGTACACAAGTCTTATTACGACTTATCAAGCCATCTCCCAAGACCCAACCGTTATTGGTGATATTAGGGCTACTGGCGGTTATTTATCCGAAGGCGACTTTGGTAACTCATTTGTGTCTGGCGCAATCCTTGACTACGTTACAGGCTTAGGTCGGGTTACTGTAGGTCCATCAGAAGGAATAGCACTATATAACGGTGGTACTGCTTCTAGAACAGCTTTAATGACTGTTGCGGCTACAGGCAACGTGGGGATTAATACAACAAATCCTTTAGGTAAGTTTGAAGTGCATGGGCAATCTCGTTTTGCATCATCAGCCTCATCTGCTGTTCTTTTAATTGATGCTGCTGCAACCAGTACAAATGGTGTTGATATTCAGTCTAGCTATTATGGTGGTGCTGGATATGGACCAATGAAGTTTAGTACAGGTGGCTCAGAACGGATGCGTATTGACTCTAGTGGTCAATTATTAGTTAATACTACAACAGCACTTGCTCAAACAACCATTTATAAAGCAGGAAGTGGTCTTCAAGTAAGTTCACCCCAACTAACTTTGCAAAATGCTGTTGTTGACGGCGGTACTGGAGATGGACCAGGTATTAACTTTGCGAATGCAACTGGTGCAGTATCAAACATAGGAAGTAGTGGTGACGGAGCTATGTTCTTTAGTAATCGTGCAAACACAGGTGCAGGCTGGTCTGAACGGATGCGTATTGACTCTAGTGGTACTGTGTTAATGGGACAAACGACAAACCCTGCAACTGCTACTTTGGTATTAAGAGTTGCTACAGGTTCGGCAAATGGTGTAAATGCACAAATTACATCTAACACAGGTACTTCATTTCCTTGGTCTAATTACAATGCAACAGGAAGTTATGTTGGCGGTATATCTTGCACATCATCTGCAACATCATTTCCAACATCTTCTGACTTTAGATTAAAAAAAGATATTGAAGATGCTCCGTCAGCAATTGATAAAGTTTTAAATACAAAAGTAGTTAGTCATAATTGGATTAATGACGAATCTCATGTTGAATTTGGTTTTATTGCACAAGATTTACAGAACATTATTCCTCAAGCAGTAATTAAAGGAACTGACAAAGCAGATGGCTCTATGGATATGCCTTGGGGTGTTGATTACAGTAAAATTGTTCCTTTGTTAGTTAAATCAATTCAAGAACTTAAAGCAACCGTAGACGCACAAGCAGCACGAATCGCAGCGTTGGAGGCTAGATAATGCCAATAAGCACAGTAAGTCAAAAAGGTTTAGACGCTCCGCTGACGCTGACAAGCCCAGTTTTAACGACACCTAATTTGGGTACTCCGTCTGCTTTGGTTTTGACTAATGCTACTGGTCTAGCTAGAGCAGCAATGCCTAGCGGTTCTATTCTGCAAGTAGTTGGTAATAATTTATTGCCCAGCGTTCAATTCACTACAACAAGTGCAAGTTATGTAACTTGGGCAACCGCACCATCTGCAACAATTACATTAACTAACTCAGCAAATAGGGTATTAATTACAGCAAGAATTGGTATGCAATGGGATGCTGGCGACCAAATTGAAAATACAATTTATCGAATAATTAGTGGAGGTTCAACTACTGATTTATCAAATGGAAATACTTATGGACTTTCATTTCATGGGACGACTGCGGCTGGCGGTTTATATAAAGAAACTGTAATTACTTGGATTGATACACCATCTACTGCTTCTGCTATTACATATACATGGTATGTAAGGTCTGAAAGTGGAGGTGCAATTTATCCTGACCATGGTGGTGCAGCTAACACTATAACTCTTATGGAGATTGCAGCCTAATGCCATACATCGGAAATCCCATATACCAATCGGCTTTTGTAGTCGACCAATTCTCTGGTGACGGCTCTACTACGGCTTTTACAATGTCGGTGGCTCCTGCTGGGGTTACTAACGTCTTAGTTGCGGTTTCTGGTGTACTGCAAGACCCATCTACTTATGGCGTTGTTGGTAACACAATCACTTTCTCTGCTGCGCCTCCTACGGGTACAGGTAATATCTCATGCCGTTATCTTGGCGTACCTGCTTCTGGTGTAACAACCACAGCCTACAGAACCGTAACGGATTTTACAGCTACCGCATCACAAACCACATTCACACCACCTTCTTACACAGTGGGGTTCATCAATGTCTACCGCAATGGAGTTCGTCTGGGCAACGCTGACTATACTGCTACTAACGGAACTACTGTTGTTCTTGCTACGGGCGCTACGGCTGGTGATCTGGTTACTGTAGAGAGTTTCTTGGTCAGCTCAGTGCTAAATGCAATCCCGAATACAGCAGGGTCTGTTTCAAGTTCAAACCTAACAGATGGTTCTGTAACTCAAGCTAAGTTAGCAACAGGTGTAGCTGGAACAGGACCAGCGTTTAGTGCTTACATGAGTTCAAACGCATCATTTACAAGCGGAACAACTACAAAAGTTACATTAGATACAGAAGTGTTTGATACAGCAAATTGTTTTTCTTCCAGTCGGTTTACTCCAAATGTAGCGGGCTACTATCAAATAAATGGCAAAATTCGTGTAACTGGAACTGGGTGCACTGCTAGTGTAAACATATACAAAAACGGTGCTCAAAATATAATTGGTACTTATGTAACACCAACTGGATCAGTAGTTTTTAGCACTGTATCTACTGTGCTTTATTTAAACGGGTCTACTGATTATGTTGAACTTTTTGGTTATGGTGATACAACATCAGGCAGCCCAACATTCCAATTTATTGCAATAGGTAATACTTGTGAAATGAGTGGTTGTTTAGTAAGGAGCGCATAATGACACAAGCAATTGCAGTAGCAACCGCAGTGGGTAATGGCCCAGCGTTTAGTGCTTATGTAAGCACTTCTCAAAGTATTGGAGCTGCTACATGGACAAAAATTACTTTTGCAACTGAAGAATTCGATACTAATAATAATTTTGCATCTAGTCGTTTTACTCCAACTGTTGCTGGATATTATCAAGTAAATGCTCAAGTTCAGCCTAACGATTTTTATACAGGTGTTGCTGTGGCTATTTATAAAAATGGTTCTCTTTTTAAATACGGAAATTTTTATTTAGCTTCATCTACAGGTGGTTCGGTAGTTTCTACTTTAATTTATTTAAATGGAACAACTGATTACATTGAATGTTACGCTGCATTTACTGGTTCTGCACAACTTGTTGCTGGTGGTCCTAGTTTTGGTTATTTTCAAGCGTATTTGGCAAGGAGCGCATAATGACATTACCTGAAAAAATTAAATCTATTTATCCTGAACTTACCAATATGGATTTTTCTCCGTTTGGAACTATTGTTTTACAAAACGATTCAGACGGCAAAGGCGATTACATTGCCAAGTGGGAACACCCAACTCTTGCTCGCCCTACAGATGAGGAGTTAGCTTAATGCCATTAACAACTGTACAACTCGGCATGCAAGGAACCCCGCAGTTCTACGGGTTCAAGAACCGCATCATAAACGGCGGGATGGCTATATGGCAACGAGGAACAAGCATAACTACTGGTGGAGCGTATACCGCAGATAGATGGAATGAAGTAAGTGGTAATTCAAATCAACATATTCAATCTACAGACGCCCCTACTGGTTTTGCGTATTCAATGCAACTAATTGGGGTTGGTGCAAATCAAAACCAGCGCATTGAAAGTCTAAACTGCCAAGATTTATCTGGTCAAACAGTTACAGTAAGTTTTTGGGTTAAAAATACCAGCGGTACAGACTCGTTAATAGCTGCACTATATTATTGCAATTCTGCCGACAATTTTGGTTCATTAACTCAAATTGGTTCTAATGTAACTATTTCTTCTAATCCATCTTCAACTTGGACGCAATATACCGCTACATTTTCTAATTTGCCAGCTGGCGCTAAAAATGGTTTAAGTCTTTATATTGCTAGATTAGGCACTGGTTCTGTTTCAACTACTTGGTATCTTACTGGAGTCCAGCTTGAGGTCGGCGTAACGGCTACGACTTTTGATACCCGCTCATATGGTACAGAACTGATGCTTTGCCAACGGTATTATTTTCAAATAAGTAATAACGCATCATATACAAACGCTACTTTTGCAACTGCGGTTTCGGGCGGTGGCACTAATTTATTTAACTGTCAGACTACTTTACCAGTAACAATGAGAACTGTGCCGTCTATATCGGCTTCTACGGCAAGTCAATTTAGTCAAGGAATTCCTTATGTTGGAGTAGCTTCTTTAACGGCTGGGCCAACCATCAATACTGGAAATTCTAGCCCCTATATTGCTCAATACTATTGGAGTACGAATTCTGTAGGAAGTGCTGGTCAAGCTGCGTTATTGCAATCAAATACTGCAACATACACTTTCCTTGGTTTTTCTGCGGAGTTATAAATGTATAAATTAAATAAAGATTGGCAGGGAATTGAATGTTCTGTTACTCGTTTATCAGACAATACTTCTATCCCATTCGACCCAGCCAATACCGACTACCAAGCCTACCTAAAATGGCTTGAAGAGGGTAACACCCCAGAGGCAGCCGACTAATGTTCGGAATCTCAGCCTTTGCTCAATCGCCTTTTGCTGCATTAGGTGGCAATGCGTTTCCAGTTGATTTAGCTGAGAGCTTTACCCTATCTGACGTTTATGCTGGTCCTGTAGCTTTCCAAGGCTTGTACGATGAGTCGTTTGCCCTAGCCGATAGTGACGGCGGTGCTACAACCTTTGACTTCTTTGTTACCAATTCAGAGAACTACTCATTAGACGATAACGCTGCTGGTGTGGTGGACTTACTAGTTGCCCAAGCCGATTCTTTCTCTTTATCAGACGTTTATGATGGTCCAGCAGCGTTTAACCCAACCGTAGCAGAAACAGCGACTTTCACAGACGTATACGAAGGCACGGGTAACTTCCCACAAGATAACGCCGACACCATTACATTTACCGATGTTTATGGTGGCAGTGCAACATTTAACCCGTCAGTCGAAGACCTGATTACCTACACCGATGCCTATACGGGCTTGGTTGATATTGTGGTGGTTAACAACGAGGCGTTTACCCTGTCCGACACCTTTGCTGGTCAGGTTGATTTTGCGCCGCTAATTGCAGAATTAATGACCATTCTGGACTCCCAAATAGCCCGTGGTTGGTTTAGAATCGATGACGATCAGACAGTAACTTGGTTGGCTGTAAACAATGCACAAAGCGTCACTTGGAGCAATATCGGGGATGACCAAAACCCTAACTGGACAGTAATAAACAACACGCAGGAATAAGGACTTAATATGGCATCTACTTTCTCACCATCATTACGCATCGAATTAATCGGTGACGGCGACCAGTCTGGTATTTGGGGTCAAACGACCAACACTAATCTAGGAACCCTTATAGAACAAGCGATTGCGGGCGTTGTTACCATTACCATGATTGACGCTAACTACACGATGTCCAACTTTAACGGGGTGTCAGACGAGGCTAGAAACCAAGTTATTGTGCTAACAGGCACAAATACAACCCAGCGCAACCTGATTGCCCCCTTGGTAGAAAAGACCTATACGGTTAAAAACAGCACGACTGGTGGCTTTGCGGTGCAGATTATTGGTTCTTCTGGCACGGGCGTGGTTATTCCTAACGGCATAACTGCCTCAGTCTACTGCGATGGCACTAACTTTTACGCTGTTACAAACGGCACAGTAGGTAACTTTACGGTTAACGGCACTCTTGGGGTTACTGGCACAACGGCTTTAACAGGCGCTTTATCAGCCTCAACCGCTACATTCTCAGGCGCTATTTCCTCAGTATCGCCAACATTTACTGGAACTCCTTTATCCACTACGGCAGCTCCAGGAACCAACACAACCCAGATAGCTACAACGGCGTTTACTACGGCAGCTGTTACTGCGGCTATAGGTTCACTGGGTACTATGTCTACTCAAAACGCTAATAACGTTGCTATTACTGGTGGGTCTATTACTGGGATTACTGATTTAGCCGTGGCTGATGGAGGTACTGGAGCCTCTAGTTTTGCAGCTAATAATGTTCTACTTGGTAATGGTACATCTGCATTTCAAGTAGTTGCTCCTAGCACATCAGGATTTGCTTTGCGTTCTACAGGTTCAAGTTGGTCTTCGCAACGATTAGGGTTGGGTATGACAGGCGAAACTTGGCAAAATACGACAGGAAGTAGATCTTTTAACGTTACATATACAAACTCTTACGGGTACCCAATTCAGGTTGCTATGTCTTTAAATTTACCAGCTGGCGGCGGGTACGACGTTATTTGTAATGGAGTAGCAGTAGGCAGGGATGCAAACCTTGCTAACGTCAGAACAAACTGTTCGTTTATTGTTCCTGTTGGTGGTACATACTCAGTTAATGGTACTGGTTCTATATTTTATTGGAATGAACTTTATTAAGGTGCAAATAGTGAATCATGTCAGACGAACTGGGGTTATCGGCTGGTGCCAAGGGCATCAGTGAAGGGATAAAGACTGGGCGAGAAGCTGGGCGTGAGATTGGCAAGAACATCGAGGATGTTCAAAAAGAAGCGGTAGACGTAGCAAAAGAACGGGCAAATGCCAAGATCCGTGAGCGCAGAGAAGCAGAGTTAAAGAAAGAACGGGCGATATTTAAAGCCCTTGAGGAGTACAAGCACCGCAAGAAAATAAGCGATGAAGAGTACAAATTAAGGGTAGATTTTATAAAGCAGCATGGCACCAAAGAATGGCAGAAGGTGCTAGACATCAAGACCGAAATTGAACGGCTTGAGAAAGAAGACAAGAAGTACTTTGACGCTGAGTTGTCAAAGGTTAAATGGGTGCAATTTTGGTGTTTTTTGGCTGCAGGCTGGATTGCTTATTTTATTGTATGGGGTGGTAAAAAGTGATAAAAAAACCAGACGATGCCTTATCTAAAGTACTGGCGTATGTAGACTCCCCATTTAAGCTGTTTGCAGTTATTTTGATGGCGGTATTAGCGTTTGGTGGTTATATTATTTATGACAATCAGGAACTAATTGTTGGCACTTATAAAGAGAGTCAGAAGTTACCCAGTATTGTTGAAGATAGAGTAGATGATGCTGCAGTTCATTTATTTAAAACGACTGATGCAACTGTAGTAGCAATATTTAAAGTAAATCCTTTGTTTGACACTAGAGTACAGTACCGAGCCTATACAAAGACTGGTCGGGATAAAACGAATGATGGGCTAGATGTTGGATTGTTTACTTCTAATCAAGCAAATAACCAAGATGTAGTCGCTTTAATGGCTGGCAATATACCTTGCGGTGAATATAAGGCTGCACAGTCGGAAATTGGGCTTTGGTACATTGAAAAAGGGATGACCTTTGGTTGTAGAATTAGTGTACCGCCAGACCCCAGTAGGTTTGTAGGGCAGATTACCGTTGGTTGGGATAAACCCCCAGCCGATTTAGAGCAAACTAAA